CAGAACATGACAATCATCAATGAATCTGGAATGTATTCCCTGATCCTCAGCAGTAAGCTACCGACGGCGAAAAAATTCAAACGCTGGGTAACGAGCGAGGTGCTTCCAGCAATCCGGAAGACGGGCACTTATGACATCCACCAGGACTCCTACATGATCGCAGATCCGGTGGAAAGAGCGAAGAAGTGGATTGAAGAGGAGACCGTCCGGAAGGAGCAGGCGAAGCAGATCGAAGCGATGAAACCTAAGGCGCTGTTTGCTGACTCTGTTACGGCCAGTGACACGACTATCCTGGTCGGCGAGTTAGCTAAGGTCCTAAAAGGAAACGGCGTTAGCATCGGCCAGAACAGACTTTTTGTCTGGATGCGTGAAAACGGATACCTGATCAACCGTAAGGGCAGTGACTGGAATATGCCGACGCAGAAGGCGATGGAGTTGGGGCTGTTCAAGGTCAAGGAGACTGTGATCAACCATTCAGACGGGAGCATTTCAATTTCAAAGACCGTAAAGGTGACCGGCAAGGGCCAGTTATATTTCGTCAACAAATTCTTGCAGGCAAAATCAGCCCAGCGGCTGGCATAGGAGCGGAGTAAAGGAGAGAACAGTGAACGAAGAAATGACGCTGTGATTGTAGCACGAAGGAAGGAGGGCGTATGAGCAAGAAAAGTACACTGACGAATATGCTGCGGCAGGAGGCTGGCGCAGTCGTGATGACCCGTAGCCAGCTTGCCAGGGCGCTCGGTTATGAGGATCCGCACAGAATCGATAAATACATCCGACATCTCACGCCGGTAGTCGGAAGGAAGTACCTGATCTCGGAACTGGCCGAAGAGATCATCAGAATTGGGAGGTGAGGACATGGAAATCAGATACGACAGAATTAAGGACCGGTACAAAAAACCGCTGAAAAAAGCGAAGCAGCGTCCAACGCTCATGCAGTCAGTATATGCCTGGGCTCTGCTCAACGAGCTGCTGGAGCTTGGATACCCGCATAATTTTCAAGCCGAAAGATCGGACATTGCAGACTACGGGTACGGCATTTCAGCCATTATTGATAAGGCCTTCCGGATCAGAGATTTGGAGGATCTGCCAGAAAGAAGGCGTGAACATGACGATTAGGTTCCGTGGAAAGCGCTACCGGATCCGGCCGGAGCGGATCGAAAAAATAAAGGATGCCGCCTACGTGATTTTTGCGGCATTGGTATTCGGCGGGTTTGCCGTGGCATTTGTCTATGGCTGGGCCACCGGAATGATGGCCTGGTAGGAGGCAAAAATATTGTAGTACGAAAGAGGGTGAGAAAATGAGCAGAAAGAGCGACATTGCAAACCAGCTGAAACATGAGACTGGCGCAATTGTAATATCGCGGAAGCAGCTTGCGGGATCCCTGGGGTACAGGGATCCGCATTACGTCGATAAATATCTCAGGTATCTCACGCCGGTGGTTGGGAAAAAGTACCTAATAACGGAAGTGGCGGAAGAAATATTGCGGATCGGAGGGAAGTGAAGAAAATGGATAAACAGAAAAAACGGAAGGCCTTCATGGACAACGTTGAGAAAGCGATGTACAGAGAGAAGCAGAATTATGTCGAGCGGATCCTGGCGCCGGCAGTCGAGGCGGTGGGAGCGGGTGTGACCTATTTGTCATACGGAAAAGAAGGAAGCACCGAAATAGTAACGGTCAACTATTATGGTGGCCACACCGACCGGATCAATGTGACCGGAAACAGCCTGCTGGCGATCATGCACGAAGTAGTCCGGGAGATCGAGGGACACAATGCGCATGGTCATATCTGTGAAAGAGGTGAAAGCCATGACCGCAGAGCAGAAGATTGAGAGAATACGGGAATTAATCAGGAAGTGCGAGGTTGAGCGGGAAACATACATGAAGCTCGCGGATAAGACGCCGTGGGATGATCTTTCAGATGTGATCACCTTATATTATGGGATGATCACTGCTGTCGTAGAAATGGAGGAATGAAATGAGCGACATGATCAAGGGCTCCTGCCGCTACTGCGGAAGGATGGAGATGGTCGAGGCGATGGATCAGGAAGGCGCCGATCGTATCGTTACGCAGCTGTGCGCTTGTGAAGATGCTACGAAGGATCGACGCCGGTCGGAAGTCAGGGAGGCGATATGGGACGTCTGCACCGCTCCGAAAGAAGAATCCGGAATGGATCCGATGCCGGATGAACGGATAGGCGTCGTCCAGGACATCGGGGAGCTGGTCTACCTGGGTAAAATCGGGAAGGCCACGCTGGAAATCTGCGGCTGTAATATCCGTATGCAGCGCAACGCAAATGACAGGCTGGAGATACACCGAGCCTGCAAGATGGAAGCGAGCGCGGAAGGATGAAGATTAACGGAGGACTGGTCTGTCCGTACTGCGGATCCGTCGGAGAAAAAGAATGGATGTATTGCCACAAAGAGGGGGAAATGGTGTGCCACGCATGCTGTGAAGTATGCCGGTACTACCACAAAGAGAATGTGAACTATGGCCACATTCCCTGCGGATATATAGAAAACGAAGTGGGCAACTCTTCCGGATAGGGGGGGTGATGAAGGGCGCGGCTGAGCCGCGCTTAGGACTTGATTAGAGTATTAAAGATATGACGAAAGCATATATGGACATCACCGTCTGCGGGAAGCGGATCTATAACACGGTAGGGGTTTCCTCCGGAGACCACACCGGGAAGAGGGCGACGAGAAAGAGGATCACACCAGAGGCGGCAAGAAAATACAATGATCGCCTGGCAGCAAGAAAATTAGAAATGCTAATAGACAACAACTTCGGCCCGGGTGATGGGTGGCACACTTTGACGTATGCCGAACCGCCGACACGAGCTGAAGCGGAAAAAGAGTTGAATAATTTTCTGCGCCGCATGAAGTATCGGATGGGGAAAGCAGGGAAGGAACTGAAATACATCGCAGTAACGGAATATGAAAATCATAGGATACACCACCATGTGCTGATGAATTCGGACGACTCAGCACTGGTACAGAAGGTGTGGGGGAAGGGATACGCCAGAACCACACCGGTGCAGGATGAGGAAACACACAGACGACTTGCGGAATACATGATCAAAGAAACGCAGAAGACATTCCGAGATCCAGACTCTGAGCGGAAGCAGAGATGCAAAAAGTCGAGAAATCTCGTGAAGCCGGTGACAAAGAGGGTGGAAGTGTCGATGAAACACTTGTTCCAGGAGCCGGAGCCGATCGATGGATACTACATTGTAAAAGAAAGTTTGAGAAAGTATGAAAATCCGGTAACAGGGCTGCAGCACATGGAATATATCCAGGCTCCATTAAGAGAGCCAAGAAGATTCCGGAGGTGGCCGGCCGGGAAGATCGTGAAAGAAAAGCCGATACCGGTGCCATACGAAAAGCAAAGGAGCATCTTCGAAATGTTTGAGGAAAGGATGTGAAATCATGAGTGGCTAAATCAATTATCCCAGGGGATGAAAAGGGGATCTGTTATATCTGCGGCCGCTGGGGAGTAACCCAGAGGCACCACATGATGCACGGGCCCGACAGGAAAAGGGCGGATCAGATAGGCCTAACGGTATATTTGTGTCCGGAATGCCATATGAGATTGCACGATCACGGAGATCACGACCGTGAGCTTAAGCAGAAAGCACAAGAAGTATACGAAGAAAAATACAGCAGAGAGCTGTGGATGATCAACTTCGGAAGGAATTACAGGGAGGAAAAATGAACAGTGTGATATTGATCGGGAGACTGACAAGGGATCCAGAGTTAAGGTACACGCAGGCGCAGACAGCAGTATGCAGGTTTACACTTGCGATCGATCGGCCGAAGAATGGAGAGAAAGAAGGCGCTGATTTTCCGTCGGTTGTAGTTTTCGGAAAGCAGGCGGAAAACTGCGACAAGTATCTGGGAAAAGGAAGAAAGGTGGCAGTAGAGGGAAGGATCCAAACCGGGAGTTATAAAAACAAAGAAGGCAGCACCGTATACACAACAAACGTTGTCGCCAGCAGGGTCGAATTTTTAGAATGGGGAGAAAAACCGAATCGGGATATCCCGGAAGACTTTGAGGAAGTAAGCGAGGAGATGCCGTTTTGAGATGGTATAAGACGGACAAAAAACTCGAAAAGCGAGTCGAAGGGATTGCAACGGTATATATCGTATCCAGCGAGGTGTGCCGAGGGATATACTATGCCGCAGCAGGAGAAGAGGTTGGTGTGGTTAACGTTAAACGAGGGATCGCAGCAAGGATGGATATTGACGAAGCTGCGGAAATGCTGGAGCAGATAACGGACGGCAAAGCAAGAGAAGAGTTTGAAGAGGTGCTGAAAGACGCCAGGTGGAGAATCAACATTGGCATCGAGATGGGAGGACGGAATGACTGACACGGATAAAAAACTGTTTGAGCAGGTGGATAAAATGGTCGATTACGGATATAAGCGAGGGAAGTCGGTGACGTTTGCAAGAAAATGCTTTTCGATCGGATTCAAGGCCGGTAAAAAAGCGCAGGAACAGAAGCCGACCAAGAGGGATCGAGATTGGAAAGAATTGAAACAGTATCTGGAAGAAAGCATTGAGAAAGCAGTAGAGGGCGAGAAAGGTGCTTATGTTGATGTGCTCGAGATGATGGATTATGCAGACGAAAGAGGGCGGGAATAATGACGTTTTACGAAGTATATAAGAGTTACCCGTTTGGTGTGGCAGGACTGATGGCAAACTACGCGAGTTGTAAATTATGTACCGCAAAAAAGTGTGGACGGTGCAACAGGAATAGGACGGAGTACGAAGAGTGTTTTAGAAATTGGGAAGAGTATTTGGGAAAGAAACCGGACAAACTGGATAGCCTTGATAGCATGGTGGCATTTTTGTATCCATTAATCACATGCTGCGAAAAATGCCCAGTGGAAGAAGAAAATAAATGCAACGGGAGTTGCATCGAAAGTTTCCGCTTGTGGTTGAATAGCGAAATTAACCAAAAGCCAGAAAATGAGGGAATGCAGGGCGTAAAGGCTGAGGATGAAAAGACGGTGAAGAGGATCCTGGAAGAGCATGATGCCGTTAACCATCCGAATCACTACCAGCTGGTTGACGGAATTGAGGTAATCGATGTCATTAAGGTTATCCTAAATCGATCGAATTTTACAGGTCTGCAAGGGTACTACCTGGGCAATGTGCTGAAATACATCCTGAGGGCCGATCAGAAGAACGGTGAAGAGGATTACAAGAAAGCTGCAGTGTATCTGGGATGGCTGATCAGCTGTATGTAGCCCGCAAAAGGGGGAACAGAGATGAAACACTATGGAGACATCACTAAGTTGAGTGGATTTGACCTGGAGCCGGTTGATGTGGTGACTGGAGGCTCTCCGTGTCAGGATCTGTCTATCGCGGGGAAAAGAGAAGGATTAAACGGAGAAAGATCGAGACTGTTTCTGGATCAGATCAGGATAATCAAAGAGATGAGAGGACGTGACAGAAGAAATGGAATTACAGCAAATGAGCTTGTTCGACCGAGATACATGGTATGGGAAAACGTTGTCGGAGCCCTGTCGAGCAACAAGGGAGAAGATTTTAGGAAAGTGCTCGAGGAAACGGTCCGCATCGCAGAGCCGAAAGCGCCCGCTTTGTCTGTGCCTAAAAAAGGGTGGACAAAATCAGGGTGCCTATACGATGAATTGGGGGGGGTGGTCAGTTGCTTGGCGAGTACACAATGCGAGGTTTTGGGGAGTACCCCAAAGAAGGCGTAGAATCAGCCTTGTCGCAGATTTTGCTGGACTCAGTGCCCCGGAAGTACTGTTTGAGCGAAAAGGCATGTGCTGGAATACTGAGGAGAGCGAAAAAGAAAAATCGATCATTGCCCGAAGAAGTTGTGAAAGCATTGGAGGAGGGGATGAGTACTGTATAAATGATCAAGGCGGGAGCGTGATGGACGTGTCAAGGGGAGAAACGGGGACGCTAAGAGCGCAGGCACACGGAAATAATCCGATCGTATTGACAATGTACGACAACCACCCAGCAGACGCAAGGATCACCGGACCACTTGAGGTGGCGAATAGCGTGGTGGCGAGATACGGGACAGGCGGAAATAATACCCCAATAGTTATTGCACAAAAGAAAGATGAAACTTGGAGTTTGTCGAAGAACAGTTTTATGACAAGAGCAACAGAGGAAGAAACCGATGCACTTGTTGCGACGAGCTATAAAGACGGTACGGTGGTTGTAAGAAGGAAAGTGGCAAGAAGGCTCACTCCGCTGGAGTGCGAAAGATTGCAGGGATTCCCGGACGGATGGACCGACATCGGAGAATGGACTGACAGCAAGGGAAAGAAACACAAGTCGACGGACGCAATGAGATTTAAAGCACTGGGGAATTCTATCGCCATTCCGTTTTGGAAGGTTTTAGCGAGAAAAATGGCAGCACAATACGACAGGGATATTACAATGGGAAGTCTGTTCGACGGGATCGGAGGGTTTCCAATTGCATTTGAGCATTGTGGAAGCAAAGCAGTGTGGTCGTCGGAAATCGACGAATTCCCGGATGCGGTGTCAAGGCATCACTTCCCGGAACGATGAGGTGGACATGGTAATGGTATTTACAGCGATATCAATATTAGCAATGATCTTTATCCTTGGAATGAGCGCCGAACGCAAACGGTTTAATATCTCTGAACCACTGAAAATAGTATCTGTTCCATAACTGCAGGGGTGTTCGGCGGGTTAGTGGCGGGAAATTATCTAACGAGGAGTGAGACAATGGAAAACCATGCGTTAACAGAAGAACAGAAATTTCTAATTGTTGATTTATTACGTTTAACGAATAACGAGTTCAGAGAAGAGTTCAAACGGCTGCATATTGAAGGAGATTACTCTGGTGCAGAAAATCATTTAGTTGCGATATATGAGATAAACGATATTATCGATATGCTATCACCAAAAGGAGTGCAAAATGACTAACTACGAGATACTCAAGAAACGGGATATGTTTGCAACGATGGAAGAACGACTGCATGAAGATTGTCGTTGCTGCGTGAATTACGAAAGGTGTGGGTATCCTGCGAGTAAGCCGTCTAAAGAAGCATGCAAGGAGATGTGGAGAAGTTTCTTTAAGGGAGCTGACACACCAGAAAAATTGGCTAACAGGATGTACAGAGCGGCGGACTGCGACATATGTCCTGTGGCTGGAATGTGCGGAAATATTATGTGCGGATGTGAAACCGCTATTGTTGCATGGCTCGAGAATGAAAACTTGCTGTATGACATGGCGATTGGTCGGAAATGAGCAGAGAGGAGTTAAACATGGCAGAGACAGACTTGATAAGCAGACAGGCGGCGATTGACGCGGTGATTGAGTGGTATGGGTGTGAGCCGCGTGACATGGATGATTTCAAGAAAATCCTCGCAAAACAGCCATCCGTACAGCCAGAACGAATGACCAACAGGCAATGGATTGATTTTCTGTCTGCGCAGTTTGACATTTCCAGAACATCTGCGAAAGAGATGCTTCACGGAATGATGCAGTGGAAAAAAGAGGACAACTTAAAAAAGCTGTTTAATGGGAGACAGGAGAGGAGTTAACAATGGGATATCGTGAAGCCAAGCCGTTTTCAAGCGGCACCGAATACGAGATTTTTCTGTACAACTGGTGCGAAAAATGCAAGCACTACAAATTGCGGGATGATGGTTTCCCGGAGTTCCCGGAGAACGGCGGTTGCCCGGTGCTTGATGCAATGGAAAACGCCCGGTTTAACATCGAAGAGTTCCCGAAAAAAGAAATTGTTGAAGAAATTGATGATGACGGGGACGTGGTTCGTTGGCACTATTGCAAGCGATTCGAGTCGATTTAATTCGATTAGAAAGGAGTTAAAATGACGAACTTCGAACTGATTACGTAGAGTGAGAGTGAGATTGCAGAAAAGTCAAGCGAAAGCGAGGTAAACATGAAAGTAAAGTTAAGTGAAGGAGCATTTGTCCCAGAAAGGGCGCACAAGGAAGATGCAGGGTTAGACCTTCGCACTCCGGTTCCGTTTATCCTTGGAGCGCACGAGTCATACGTTGTGGACTTCGGCGTTGCGGTTGAAATTCCAGTAGGATATTACGGCGAACTGATGAGCAAGTCAGGACTTAATGTTAAACACAATATTCAGTCCGCAGGTGGCGTTACTGATTCAGGATACACCGGAACAATTCGTGGCAGAATCACGAATAATGGAGATTATGACTACGAGTTTAAGCGTGGAGATAAAGTTATGCAACTTGTTGTTAAACCGTGCTTATGCTGTGATGTTACCGTAGTAGACGAGTTAGGCGATTCTGAACGTGGTGCAGACGGTTTCGGTTCAACTGGGAGGTAGGTTCGTATGATGGAAGAAATGGTTAAAGTGTGTTGGAACGATGCTAAAGAAGTCAAACCGCACAATCAGAAGTCTGTCTGGGTAACTGTTGCACCGAAAAGTCAGAAGCATGGCGGTTCAGTTATCCGTGCGTTCTGGGACGGACGGTTCTGGCGGTCATTATCATACAATAATGAAGAATTGGAGTTCTACACAATTCCTTCCCGGATGTATCCCGGAATGGAAGTTAAGGCGTGGGCAGCCAAAATCCCGGCGTACAGAGAGCAGAAAGACGAATGCGGAAGAAATAACGATTAAAACGGGCTTATGCACAGGAGGAGCACATGGAGGATAAAGTAAATCATCCGGCGCATTATGCGCTGCCGGGGTTGGGGGTTGAGAGTATTGACGTTGTTAAGGCGGTGCTGGGTCCGGAAGGTTTCCGGAAATTCTGCCGGGGTTGCGCGCTGAAGTATCTGATCCGGGCAGACAAAAAAGGCGGAGCCGAGGATCTCCAGAAGGCGAGGGTCTATATCACCTGGGAGATCGAGACAGACGGAGAAAAAGAAAAAACGAAAGATGCAGTGGACGAACCGAAACCTACATGGGATGCTGGAAAAGCCATCGCACTCTGGAATGAAGGGTGGATCGTTGATGCGATCCTGGATGAACTCCGATTGGACGGCAAGGCTCCGACGAAGGCGCAGTTCGTGGCATATATGGTGCAGCACCCGGAGGAATTCCAGGAACGGAGGCAACCAATGCACAAGATTGCGCCGTGCAAGGGATGTACATGGTGGCTGGGTAAGCGGATCAGCCCCAATTGCCACGACACGTGCCAAAGATTTTTGGATTGGAAGATGACTGCTCGAAGGGATCGCAGGCACCGGGAAGAGATTGACGAATACATTTCCGACGAGATCCGGAAAAAGATCCGACACCGGAATTTGAGAGGGAGGAGGGCGAAGTGACGCAAGAAGATTTGAAAGAGATCCGGCGGATAAATGCGCAGCTGAAGAGGCACAGAGAATTGCTTGAGTATTTAACGCAGAAAGCAGAGACAATCCCGGCGATCCAGCCGAAAGAGAGGGTGCAGACGTCGCAGGTGAACAGCGGGAACGAGGCGGCAGATTCGGCCATCGATGTGGAGATGGAAATACGGAAAGAAGAAAAGCTGCTAAGAGAAATGCAGGAAGAGGCGAGGAGCAAATTCGCCGGCGAGAAGATGAGTTTTGACGAGCGGAGGATCATGCATTGCAGGTATCTCAGGTGCATGACGTGGGACGAAATTGGTGAAGAAGTCGGATACTCAGTGCGTCAGGCGATAAGGATCCACGGCCACGTTGTTGATCGGATGTTTAAGGAGAAGATGTCATAACGTGTCAGTGTTAGACAGTGATAACATAGATGTTGAAGAAGAGCGAGAGCAGAGCCATTTGGTAAACCTCCTATCTGATAACAGTATAACCACAATAGAGGTCGGGGAAACCCGGCTTTTATTGTGGAATTAGCAATAGCGGTCAAGTTTGCAACATTGTTCATGTTTTTAAGTGGTTATTATCGTTGGGAAAACAACATGAAGAGGGATCGAGATGCTGAAGACGTGCCCAACATGCGGAAGAATCGTTGATGTGCATCACGTTTGCCCGCGGGCAAGACAAAACAGAAACAAATACGATGCAGATAGATATCAGTCGCACGAAAACCGAAGATTCCGTTCCGGGAAATCATGGCAGAGGAAACGGAAAGAGATTAGGTTGAGAGACATGGGAGTGGACCAGGCAGCATTGCATGGGCTTGATCCGGATCACCCAGAACCATATATCAACACCGAGGGATTGAGCGTGCACCACATCACTCCGCTGGAGGAGAATCGATCGCTCGCACTCGATGACTGCAACTTGATCCTGCTGGGGAGCCACACACATGAGCTTGCGGAGCGAGGGGAGATCTCGGCGGATGAGTTGCGGAAAATCGCAATAGAAAACACAAACAAGCGTCGGGGAGAGAAATAAAAGGGCCGAAATATATCCCCCCGTGGTTTAGTTGGGAAAAAAATAAACCAACTCGAACACCGACAGCTCCCCTTTGAACACGGCGATTTTCGCGCATGGTGTTTTTTGGAAACAAATAATTTGAAAATAATAGAATCGAGAGTGGTGAATATGGCACAAAAAAAGGTGACATCATTAGAAGCGTTTGAAAAGTTGGGTCGAAAAATCGAGCGTGCGGCAAAGCGTTCTAAGGCAGACGAAAGTTTCTATTTTCTGACCACATTCGACCGATATATGACACAAATAAGAATACTGGCAAGCCTGCAGGCGGTAATAAATGCCGAGGACATGCTCATCACGAAGGAGTATGTAAAAGGCCGAAAGAACGTATATACCAATCCGGCAATCAAAGAGTATAACAGTACGGCTTCGGCCGCGAACAAGACAGTAGAAACGCTTATTAAGATACTTTCGAGGTTTGGATCAGAGGAAGAAAAGGAAGCTGACCCGCTGGCCGCTATTTTGGGCGGTGGAATGGATGAATAATGAGCATCAGTCAGTGGAATATGCAAAGTCCGCCGTGCGGAAAGGGTCCGCCGAACCGAAGTACGTGAAAAAGCAGTGCCATGAGTTCCTGCGCATCGCAGAAGGGAAGGATAGAAAATATGCCATAAACTGGGGCATCGTGAAGAAGATCGATGCAGTACTGAAGCTGGCGATCATGCCTAAGGGACTGAAGTCCGGTCAAACTCTGTACGAATGCAGCGAAGGTTATCAGTGGCTATTATACGTGGCATCACTTGCTGTCGTACACCGGGATAACCCGAAAAAGAGAAGATATGAAACCGTGCTTCTGGAAATCGCGCGGAAGAATTTTAAAACTTTTACGGTCGGGACCATGTTCATCCTGCTTTTCATCCTGGAGCCGCCACTGTCGAAGTTCTACTCAGTTGCACCAGACGGATCACTGTCGAGAGAAGTGAAAGAAGCTATTTCCGACACGCTGCGGATGTCTCCGCTGCTCTATGAGTACATGGGGCAGAAACGATTTCGCATCCTGCGGGACTATATAGAATTCACGTTGAACGGATCCAAATATTACCCGTTGAATTACTCAACAAGCAGGATGGACGGAAAGCTCCCGAACGTGTACCTCGCCGATGAGGTCGGTGCACTTCCAAACAACTATCCTATCGAGGCCATGCGTTCGGGACAGCTGAACATCCTTAACAAGCTGGGGTTCATCATATCGACGAAATATCCGAGTATCGACAATCCGTTCGAGGATGAAGTCAATTACGCCAAAAAGGTGCTTGACAATGTGATCGACGATGAAAGCGTGTTTGCGCTGCTTTATGAACCAGACAACACAAAAAACTGGATGAGCGACGACAAAATCCTCAGTCAGGCGAATCCGGTTGCGCAGGATAATCCGGAGATCTGGGAGGATCTAAAGAAGAAGCGTGCCCGTGCGATCGAGATGGAATCCGCCAGGGAGAACTTCTTGACAAAGCATTGCAATATCATCTACAGCGGGGCCGGAACGGAGACATATATCCCTGTGGAAGCTGTTAAAAAGTGCAGAGTTGACAAAATCGACTGGACAGGGAGAGAGGTCTATCTGGGTGTCGACCTATCAATGACGAATGATAACACCAGTATCGCAATGGTGGCTGAAGAGGACGGAAAGATTATTGCGGATTCATTTGCGTTCATTCCGGAGGGTCGGATTGACGAAAAGAACAAAACCGAAAAAATTGATTATAGAAAATATATCAACGCGGGCAAATGTTTCGCCTGCGGAGATTTAACCATCGATTATGGTTTTGTTGAAGAATTTGTATTCCAGCTCGAAGAACGGACTGGAGCGCGGATCATGGCAATCGGTTTTGACCGGTACAATGCACTCAGTTCCGCACAAAAATGGGACAAAGTATACAAAACGGTGGAAGTTAAGCAGCATTCAAGTGTGCTGCATCCGCCGACCAAATTGCTATATGAAAAAATAGTGAACGGCGAATTTGAGTACGAAAAGAACGATCTTCTGGAAATAAATTTCCAAAATGCCAGGTGCACATTTGATACGGCAATGAACAGATATGTCAATAAAAAGAAGTCGGCCGGCAAGGTTGATATGGTTGTAAGTTTGATCAATGCCGTTTTACTGCTTCAGCAGGATCGTTTCCTTAACGGGTCGGGATTCATCGTGCAGGTGGTTTAAATGCTGGATCGAGATTTTGTAAATAACTATCTGGGGATTACTGAGAGCTACAAGATGCCCGCGCGCATGATGACGAATATCTACGATATCGCAGACGTGGAACGTGCTGTGAATGGAAAGATTCATCCGGCAGGCTGTACGCTTATGCCACTCAGCGCGGCGCAATCCAGTCCGCTTGTTTACCACAGCACGCGCGGCACGGTTGAGACGCGATATGCAGTTATCCAACCGCACGAAGATGTCAATCCAGAATATTTGTTTACGATCATAGAGCGCGCCTATCCGAGGTTCAAGGCGAAGTACATG